CATTTCCTTTTACGGAAGGACCTCCTAATACGAATTCTGTAGCTACTGCACCTCTTGAATCTCTACCCCAATTATCAATTGTTTTGTATGGGTTGTGCCAACCTGCTGTGTGGTGTAAAAATACCCACTCGGGCTTAATAGGACCTTGCTTATATTCACCTACAGGTAAAAAGTGTCGATTAATTACTAAACCATTATCTGTGGTATAAACTTTTTCAGAGGCGTCTGTTGTAGCTAATCCCATTTCATCCCAAGTTTTGGGACCTACAATACCATCTGCTACTAAACCATTTTCTAATTGCCATTTTTTAACAGCCATTTCAGTTTTAGGACCAAAATCACCATCAGCATGGATTTCTAGAAACTCTTGAAGTTCTTTTACTTCTTTACCTCGTGAACCTATTTTTAGTAGCATGTTTATAAATATTAAAATTGATTAGATAATCGAGTTTCTTCAATTGTTTCTTGTAATTCTTTTAAGGTAACAGGACATTCTAAATCTAATCCTGCCTCAAAAGACTCTTCTAATATACCATCTTTAAAAATTAATATAGTAGGAGCCATTCTTACTTTATATTTTTTCTTTAGTACTGGGTTAGAAGCTAAATCACATCTATAATAATGAGTAACATTTTTTAATTTATTAAATTCTTTAAAGGAATTATCATTATTAAATTTAACCCAGAATTCAATTATTACAATAGAACTTTTATCATCTCCAAATGGAGATTTTTCGTGGATTTTACTTTTATAATCTTCATCACCAACCCAGTCTTGAGCTTGGAGATTAAAACTAAAAACTAAAAAGAAGAATAAGAATAAGTTTTTCATATTATTTTCTTTTTTGAAGCTCATATAATCTCTCATCAATTTTTTCTAACTGGGATTTTATGTCTTCAACATCATCCTGAGTATCCATAATAGTTGATCTAATAAGTTCATCTTTCATATCAAACTCCATTCTTTCAATCTCAGGTTCAGGAAGTGCTTTTGCTTTTTCTATATCTGCTTGTAATGTAAACCACATACCAATAACGGTTGCTATAAAAAATACAACAATCCCTATGGTTTTTAAGTCTAGTGTAACTTTAGTATTTTCTCCTATTTGTTTAGTCATCTTATCCTATTATCTAAATGTATAATTTAAACCAAATGTAGTTTGGTATAACTGACTATCCCACATTTTGCTATACTCTCCTTCAACAAAAATACCTAAATTTTTACCTACTTTCCAACCTAAATTAGCACCAAAGTTATAATCAGACCATTGTTTACCTTCTAATAAATTATTGTGCCCTCCTTTACCCCAATTATCTCTATGTAAGTATGAAAAATCTTCATCACCCATTATATAATGGTGATAAGGTAAAATCCAGTTAGCATAAGCATGTAACCAAAATTTAGATTCATAGTGGTAAAGGTCAAAACCTATGATTGGAGCAATTTCACCAAATCTCTCTAATTGAGACCATATTTCATTATTATAACGGTTCATTAAACTAGGAAATACATTTTCTCTAAATGCTAAATCTGAATGTGCTACTTCATTACCATCAGGATCTACCCAACACCAGTCTTGAGTAGTATCTCCGTTTGCTGTAGTTTGAGTATAAAATACGTCTTGGTACCCATATTGATAACCTAAAGTATACCAAGGATTTAATGCATTACCTGTATCATCTGTTTCATTTAACCAAATTTCAATAGGATTATAACCATAAGGTCTATCATGAGTTCTAAATATGGCACCCGCAGATATGGAAAATTTTTTACCAATAGGTAATCTTGCTCTAGTTTCAGCTGATTGGTATTTTAAATTGATTCTACCAACTTCTCTACTTTCTGCTTTTACAATATGGTATTTACCTGTGTGTTTTAAAAAATATCTACTATTATCAAACTCTCTTCCCATCCATCTTTCCCATTCTTTATGGAATTGATATTCAAGACCTTGTATTGCAGAAGATGGTGCTGTAAATACTAATTGATCTTCAGTCCCATCATAATAATTTCTAGGTTTTCTTTCATAATCAAATCTAGCTAATTTTCTAATACCAAATCCATATCTGTAATCGAATGGGTATTTTATTGTATTATCTTCTACTCTAGGTATACTATATAAAGAACCATTTTCATTAGTTCTTACAACATAAGTAGGATAAGGTGCTTCAATTGAGTTTCTAATTTCACCGGCTCCATATATGGTTCCATATTTTAAGAAATCTTCATAAAGGGAGTTAATAAAGTTTTGAGCTTTAATTTGAGAACTTACTAATAATAGTAAGCATAATAATATTTTTTTCATCATTTTTCTTTTTTATTACTAAAGATTTTTTCTAATCCTGCGATTCCAAAACAACCTAAAGTAATAATCAAAAATGATTCATAAATAAATTCGTTAATTACTAAATCTTTACTAAAATAACCTGTTACTAAATCAGCAACTGCAAAAATAACCATTACAGCAAATGACATAAAGCCTATTACACTTTTTTCATTTACATCATTTTCATCTTTAAATATGTCTCTAAAAGCCATCCAATTTTGTTTTAATTTTTTTAACATATAGTAACGATTAAATGTAACAAATTATATATTCATAAATATAAAAAAAGGGATGCTATTGCATCCCTCTTCCAAAATATTTAAAAAAAATTTTTTATTTTTTTAGTAATTTAAGTAACCATCCTTTTACTAAATCCCAATTACGTGTAGCAAATACACCAAATGCAAATCCAGCATAAATTTTATAACCAAAAGACCAAAGTAATAAACCTAAACCTAGACCTAATACACCTTCAATCCCATTAGCTACTACCCAATCTTTAATGATTGTAATAATTTTTTTAAGAAATTCTAATACTTTTTTCATAATAATTTAATTTTTGTGTTAATACATATTTAAAAATTTGTTATCCGTCACATGCAAGGCAATCATCGGTTGTTCTTGACCCTAAATCTCCTTTAATTACTGAATCTGTTCTTAGGTAATAAAGTGTTTTAATACCCAACTTCCAGGCTTCCATATGGACTTGATTTATCCATCTAGGAGAATCAGTAGGGTCAAAAGCAACATTTAAAGATTGAGTTTGATCAATATATTTCTGACGTATTGCTGCCTGTTGAACTAATGCTAATTGATTTATTTCTGGGAATGTTAAGAATATTTCTTTTTCCTCATCTGTTAAAATATCATGAGGTAGATTAGCAACAGAACCATTATCAGCTAAAATCTGATCCCATATTTTACTTTGGTTTTTACCTTTATCATTTAATAATTTTTCTAATTCAGGATTTTTTACAATAAATGTTCCTTTAGCACCATTAAATACATAAACGTTTGCTGGTTGGGGTTCAATACCTGCGGAACATGAGTTGATTCTAGAATTAGATACTGTAGGGGCGATTGCCATTACGTGGGTATTTCTCATTCCTGTACCCTTACACCATAAAGGTTCTCCATATTCTAAAGCCATTTGACGAGATGCTGCTTCAGCTTTTTGTCTAATATCACTAAAGATAGTATGAGTCCAAGCTGTAGAAGCTAATGAATTAAATGGTAATCCTTTTTGTTGAAGGAAGGTATGCCATCCCATTACACCTAAACCTAATGCTCTACCTTTTTTAGCATGTCTATGAGAACGAATCATTGAATCCTTACCATTAGTTTTTTGGATAAATTCTTCCATTACACCATCTAAGAAGTAAGTAGCAACTTCAACTACATCTGTATTTTTCCACTCATCATACTTAGCTAAGTTAAGTGAAGACAAACAACAGATAAATGAATGTTCCTCATCTGTATGTAGTGTAATTTCAGAACAAATATTAGTCATAGAGACATCTAAGTTGTTCATTCTGTATGCTAAAGGATTATCTTTATTAACATTATCCTTAAACATAATGTATGGTTCACCCGTCTCTACACGTGATTTAAGTATTTCTAACCACAATGACATAGCCTCGCTGTCTCGATCTTGTAAGCGCTTCATAAACGCATCATCAACAACTACAGCTTGGTGTAGGTTCAAACATTGTCTGTTTGGGTCACCTTTAGGACGACGGATTTGTAAAAATTCTTTAATATCTTTGTGGTTGATGTCTAAGTTTACGGATGCTGCTCCTCTACGAACTGAACCTTGGTTGGTAGCAATAATGGTTGAATCATAAATTTTAGCCCAAGGAACTACACCTTCTGATTTTCCATTTCCTGTAATGTGTTCTCCTCTTCCTCTAATTCGACTAAGGGATATTCCCACGCCTCCCCCATAACTAGTAAGGCGCATAAGCTCTGCGTTAGTGAGGCCAATACCACGTACCGAATCCGGAGTATCAATCCCAAAACAACTAATAGGCAAACCCCTGTCAGTACCAGTGTTACTGAGTACAGGAGAAGCAAGTCCAATCCATCCATTCCAAATATATTTAAAGAATTTATTTTCTAAATCAGGGCGATTTAAACGCATCGCCACAGCGTGAGCTACTCTTCGGTATGCTTTTTTAGGTGTTTCCCCAGGAAGTAAATACCCTTTTGAAATTGTAGACAATGCTACTTCATCAAAAAAATCAGGGTAATCTTTACCTCTTTCCCACTGGGTATAGTCTGCTATTAAATTGTTATCCATAATTAAAAAATGCTTTCATCCCACTGTAAGTGGCCTTTTGAATAGTTAGTTACTCGGTTTGCAAAGAAATCAGTATGTTGTTTACCAGCTGATAAAGCATCAAACCATTTCATTCTTTCTACTGCTGTTGGGTCAATATCGGTAATAATTGAATTGTATCCAAGGTCACCTAATTTAGTATTAACTCTATTTTTAATAAAGTTTTCCAAGTCATATTGAGAACAACCCTCTAAATCTCCTAATGAATAGCACTTTTGAATAAAATCAAGTTCAAGTTTTAATGATAACAAAGCTGCTTCATTTATTGCTGCCTCAAGTTCTGGGGTTTTAAGTTCAGGGTTTTCTTTAATAAGTGTTCTGAATAACCAACATCCAGCTTCGGAATGGAGTGATTCATCTCTAATAGACCATTCAACAATTTGCCCAACACCTTTTAGTTTGTTTCTCATCTTAAATGATAACAATACCGCAAATGAAGAAAATAGGTTTACCCCTTCAGTAAATGCTGAGAATACAGCGAGTGATTTAGCAATCTCATGAAGACTATCTTCACCAGAAAAACTATCTCTAACAGTAGTAAGAGCTTCAATTTTAGCCATTGTAGCTTCATCTTCCATAAACTCTGCAAAGTTTTCAAGACCAAGTGTTTCATTTAATAATGAATAAGCTTCAGCGTGAATAGTTTCAAATGCCCCAAAAGTTGTAGCCATCATAATAACTTCTGGTTTACGGAACCATTTTGTTACTAATCCTGACCAGTAATCGTTTACAACTGTTTCGGTTTGAGCAAATCCCTTAAGGATAGACCCAATAATATTTTTTTCTGTTTCATTTAAATTTGAATTCCAATCATTCAAATCTGACATCATTGGAACTTCTGTGTGTAACCAATGTGCCTGTTGTTGTTTAAGCCAATAATCAGCTGCTTCTTGATACTCGAACGGTTTATAGACAATACGTTCCTGCAATAGATTTTTTTTCTTTGCCATTTTAATATTTTATAAATTTATTAAGAATTTAACTCGAAAAACTTATTTGCCAACATTTTTTTATCAAATGTGTCAAAGCTTTCAAAACTTTTAGTTTGGGTTGGTGATTCATCGGATTCGTAATCATCAGCATTGTAATCATGAACTTCAAAATGACCGGTGGATGTATCTGCTTTTACCCCAAATGTTAAACCATCCATTCCGTATCTGTTTTTCATAATGTGAAATCTTCCTGTTCCGTTTACTTTGTCTTTTGCTTTTCTTGAAAGAGACATACAGAAGTCGGTAATCATAATTTTATCATATGAACCGGCAGCCTTATCCCCTTCAATAACATCATCCTTTGCACCTGCACGATTTACTTGAGAAACTGACCAAACAGGCACATTTAATTCTCTAGCAAGTCCTTTAGTGCTTGTATAAATATCATCAATTTCACCTTTACGGTCTGCAGTTCGTTTTCTTGTTGAAAGAAGATCAACATAGTCAATTATAATTAAATCAGGCTTAACACCTAAGTCAGTTACTTTTCTTATATGAGATTCAATCGTTGAAATAGTGGCTCTTCCTGTAGGAAATTCCTTAATAATTAATTCACCTGGAAGTTCAGGAAGGATTTCTTCAATTTTTGCTCTGTTTTTTAAAACTCTATCAACTGGAATATTGGAGAAAAAAGCATCATAACGACGACCAACATATTCCTCACCTAATTCTAAAGTATAATGAAGAACATTAAACCCCATTCTCACAGCATACCCTCCTAAGGCAACTAACGACCAAGATTTACCACCTCCTGGATTACCAAATATAAGACCAAAATCTCCATTTCCGATACCTCCTTGAAGTATTTCGTTAACCTTTTCCCATGGAGTTGGAATAATAGTTCTTGAGTCTTCTCTAAAACGAGACTCAATGTCTTTGTTATATTCATGACCTACGTTTTTATCTTGTCCAGCTTTAAGGGCTGATTCTACTAGAAATTTAATACCATCAAAATCACCAGCTTTTAACAAATCTACACTATTAAGAAGTGCTTTTTTTAATTGTTGGTTTTTACAAAACGTTGAGAATTCCTCTTGAACATATGCTAAATCTTCATCAGATGCTTGATATGCTTCTCGAAGTTGTTCTTTAATTGAAAGAGCTAATACTTCATTATCAATACGTTTCATTTCAATTTTAAGGATATCCATTGAAGGTGTAGTATGATATTTATCATAATACTTTAGGATTTCCTTAATAATCCATTTATGGGCTTGATTATCCCAATACTCCTCACTAATAATATCATGGATATTTGTTAGAAACTCTTTATGAGTTAATAAGGAAGATAGTACTTTAACTTGAAAGTGAGTACCATATTGATTTAATGTTGTTAATGTCATTATAACTTATTTATTAAAACTGTTTAGCGGGTCAAATATATCTTTGATCCAAAAATCTACATTGCGAATCATTCCTCCGAGTTTATCTTCGTTATAAAACGCTATGAACTGGTCGGGAATATAATTGATATCTTTAGATTCTACAACCTTATTTAAATAATTTTCATCATTTTTATCAATCATAGGTTTTGATAAATCCATGATTTTATAATTTTTCTCTAACGCTTCTATATTCTGAATAATACGAGCGTAAATAACGTTTTCTTTAAATTTAGCTTCACAAATATTATAGATATCATCTAATGTCATATCTTTTTCACTTAATTCAGGAAATAATTTATAGAGTTTTTTCTCACCTAAACCTTTAACACCCTTTACTTTATCAGAATTATCACCCATTAAGGTTTTATATAAAATAAAGTTTTTAGGAGACATTTTAAATTTTTCTTTAACAGTATCTGCTGTATAAAATTCTTTCTCCATTGGACGATATACAATTACATTATCATTTATCAATTGTAGAAAATCCTTATCGGAAGAAACAATAAATGCTTTATCTTTAGGGTTTTGTGGTAAGATCGAACTTAAATAAGCAATAATATCATCAGCTTCAACTTTATCAAGTGATACAGTTTTAACTGGGAGTGTTTTTAAGTATTGGATTACACGAACCATTTGATCGATTTTAGCATCGTCTTCATCATCATGGCTTTCAAATACTTCCCAATTTGTAATTCGTTGTAAATTACGACCTGATTTGTATTCGGGGAGCAGGTTCTTTCTATTATTAGAAGAACCCGCCCCATCGAATACTACATAAACCTGAGTGGGTTGGATTTGACGTATTAGAGCTCCCAATGATCTAAAAAAACCACCTAGCCCCCCGACGTGAATACCATCAGGATTGACAGCATTAAGCATGGCAAAGTTTCTAAAAAATAGGTTTAAACCATCAATCATTAAGTATCTCTCTGATTGAGCAGACTCTTGGCCTTGCTCGTCGAGGTTGTCGAGGAGCTTAAGTAATTCTTTTTTGTTCATCTTATTCCGGTTCGTTTTCGAATGAAGTAATATCAGTGTAAGCTTGATCCTCTTCAGCAATGATAAAATCACCACCACCTAAAATCTTTTTCCACGCATCTCCGTGTTCATCTTTATAGGCTTTAAGTGCTTTATCATCATCAAGGATAAAACCGTGGGGTGTCATTACAATTTTACCCCTTGTAGTAACTCCGTTAATATGATTTTTATCAATTTGTAAGTTAGTACGTTTAGCAAATTCTACCTGCTTACCATCTTTGATTGCTTTAATCTTAGATGTTCCAGCTGACATCACGTTACCAAATGTAACAACAAATGTTGAATCAAACCACATAGCGTAACCCCCTTTATTCATTAACTTAGGTTGACCCATTGGTGATTCCGCTTTTAACGTCCACACTTTATTAATACACACAAGGGTATTAGTGTATGGGCTACTCTCCTTACGAGACATTACAATACGCTGATTAACGTTATTACCAAATTGGGTAGACATAGCACCAGCATTCCATTCATTATTGTTTTTGTTTGATTTAATAGACATCTCACAAGGTACAGAGCCGATTGAATCCCAACAAAACAATAAATCGTAAGGTAAATTACCTTTTTTCTGTTCATCAAGTAAATCTAAGATAAAACCAGCTACATCTTCAATTGAATTTATAGTTTCTCTATCTATATAAATAAAACTACCATTATAATCTAGAATTTCACCTGTTTCTTCGTCTACTACCTCATTAACTTCAAGTCCCATTTGCACGGCATGTTCCCAGTTCCATTTCATCTCAGTGATAATGAATACTGGTAGAATGCCTCGCTTCTGGGCTGATACAGCTGCTTCAATCATAGCAGTAGTTTTACCTGTATCAGAATGCCCACGAAGCAGCACAATATGACCTTGAGGAATACCTGGTACCGAAGTAATTTCTTGGTATGCTTCCGAAAGTGGAATCCAGGTTTGCTCTTTAAATTTAGCTTTTGATGTAAGTCCCTTCTTATTCTTAAAGCTATCTAAATTGAAATTAGCTTTAATTTCAGAGGAGACTGCCTCCGATAGAGACTTTTTTGTTTTTCCTCTTGGCATATTATTTTAAATTAAAATGGTAAATCGTCGTCTTCTTCTTCAAAAAGTTTATCAAACTTATCTGCTTTGGTTTCTTTAACAGCAGGCTTAGTAGACAGACTATAATTTGATTTTGGTGTTTCTTTTACATCTGAATCAAATCCCTCAGCTGGTTCTGAGACGATAGAATCTTCTTCATCATCACCCTCAGGAGACAACCATTCCTGCAATGCTGTTTTCATATCATCATATGATAATGGTTTGAAAACTTTTTTAGGATCTGGTTGATCTTCTAACCATTTTTCACTTTGACCAGCATCATCAGATAGTGATGAGGTTTTCATAGAAGGACCAATTGTAGTTCGGTTGTAAGGTGTACCTGTAGATTCAGGACCTACTGTGTTTAATTTAATATCACGACCATTTAAAATGTCTGTAAAATCACCTACTTCCTCATCAGCAGCTAATTGCAAAAATGCCTCGTAAATTTCTTTACCAAACTGCCACAATTTAACTCCTTCGGCCTCTTCACCACGAACAATTACAGGAGCAAAGATACGAGTTTTAGCATCAAGCTTTTTAGCTAACCGCCAATTATCTTTGTCATTACTTTGACGAAGTTGTTTTGCAAACTCGATAATAGGATCCTTCTCTCCCCAGTTTGCAGGTGAGGCCATTACTTTTTTACTACCAATTCCGTAATAAAATTTCATTTCTGTAAAAGGATTGTCTTTATTGTACTTAAAAGGTACAACACGAATAGTCTGTTTACCAACAGACGGTTTCCAGAACAATTGTTTTCCGCCACCTGAGCTCTGGTTGTTTGCAGCGTTTTGCATCTTATTAAGACGCTCTTTGATTACGTTCAAATCCATAATAACTAATTTTTAATGTAACTAAATATAATAACCTTTGGTACGAATGCCAAATTAAAGTTCAATAATTTTATAAATCTTTGTATTCAATTGTTTTAACTCATTATGCTGAGTGAGAAGGATACAGTTTCTATAATGTTGCCAATCTATTCTATACCGAGGATCTACCACCCCACCATTTAATCGTTTAATTAACTCATTTAGGGCATTAATAGTGTATAAGGTATTAGAATCTTTTTTACGATGTACTAAAATAGTATTTTCAGGAATGTCACTTACATTACCCTGATCTACGTTATAAGTAATAACGTACTCGTTGTTGCTCTTAACATGCAAAACAAACATTTTGTTGTACATGATTGTATATTTTGATGATAAATCATCAATCAACCCATCTAACTCCTCTAAAGGTGTGAAGGTGCAAAATAACTTGTTGTTCAAATCTCCAATGTTTAAAGGATTGTCAAAATCGTATTGTCCTTTATACATATGGTCATATTTAGGTAAAGTCGTAAGTGTCTCCATAACTGATTTTTGTGGTTAATTTAAAACCTTTAATAATTTCTTGTATTTCTTTTAATGTTTGTTTCTCTTCCTTAGCAAAATCAAATAAAAACGCATCATACGTGTATAATACGAGTTTAGTCTTTTTCCCTCTTAAGGTTTTTAATATTTCCCACAATATATGAATATTAGTTGATGTTTCCAAATTTTGGAGTACGTAATTCAACAACTTTTGAGGCTTCATATCTTGCGTGTCTCCTTTCCTAAGTATATACTTTGATTGAGGCATTTCAAGATATCCCCCATATTGAAAAGTATCCCACAAATCATCAGTATATGCCTCTACTTTTTTAAAAAATTCCAGATTTTTATATTGGTCAAATACTCCCCCATATAATTGTTTAAACGTCAGTTCCTTAGCTTTTTTATAATCCACCCCATACATTTCAGCAAAGGCAGCATGGATGTCTTTATCACCGAAATCATAACCTATAAGCTTAGCCAACAGAGTAGGATGATAAGCACTAATGTCTAATTCAACAAGTAAATCATTACGTGGGATAAAACATTGTCTCGAACCATTTTCCTTATTAAGTGCGGCGTAATTTACCCCATTAAACGTGTTTGAAGGACGGGTGGTAAGTGTTTTTAAATTATATTGGGTGTACACGTACTCTCCTTCAATAGGATGGAAGTGCTGTTCAAACAATTCCTTATTTACTTTTAACCCGTTTTGCTCAATAGCGGAAAATACAATTGAACTACGTTTATTGAACCATTGGCAATAAAAATCATTACACTTAAGGTTGAATGGGTTTATATCCTCAAAAACCTTCTCACAATATTCATAGTGTTTTACTATCGGAATAATCCTGTTTATATCGTGTTTTGATGAATGTGTTTGGTAAAAATGTTTATGTGCTTGTGTTAATTCTGGTATATACGTATGGTGGGTGGGTTGTATGTCGAAAAGAGCTTTAAGTGGGAAATATTGTAATATTGATTTTTTATTTCTTACATATATTTTCTCTATTCCATTTAGTGTCTGTCTTATCTCGTCTATATCCAATGGTATAGCTTCACTATGGTCAATACATAGCATATAACCCTTACGTGCGTTTACGGGGCGTACATACAATAATGATACGTTATCGATTGTCGGGTGGGTGTTGAAATTATAAGGAATTACCTCTAAAAACACTTCTTTAAAACCACGATAATCAAACGCTTTTAATTGTTCGCTATCTTCTATTAACCAAAACATAGTTTGAATATACAAACCATATCTTAAAATACCTAATTAGGTTTGTAGAATTGATTGTAATATTTAAAGTACTTAACTAAACCTTTAAATTTTAGTTGTTGTTCTTTTAGTAAGGTAACTTGGAAATTAATTTTTTCAACTTCCTCCATTGATGGACCTGTTAAAGTCCAAGTTATAGTAAATGGGGCATATAAAGAAAACAAAAATGCGGGATTTGAATCTTTTAAACCGTTATATGTATCTTTATTTATCTCAATATAAATGTCTTGATTTGTTCTTTTACACAAATATCTTGTAAATGATCCCAAGTTATAATCATCTTGAGTTGGTTGGGGGAAATAATATTGAGGGGTTTTTTTAATTTTAGGGTTATAGATATCTATCCCTCTGGCTAAATCATAAGCTTTAACCGTGTCATAATTAAATCTAGAATCATCTATTGACCCCGTATTTTTTATCCCCAGTATTGAAACTGAAGAATAGTTTGGAGGGATTATTGTTGTTGTTGATTTAATAAGTTCCTCGTATGGAGTATCTTGTGGGGTTTTTTTAGTAAAAAATTGACCAGAAGAAGTAGTCCAGTAAGGACCAACATAATTTTTATTTGTTGCCTTAATCACAAACTCACCACCATTAGTGTATAAATTAGTTTTTATTTGAGACTGTGGATAATACATCTTACTGGTTAAAATTTATAGTATTATTAGGTGTTGTAAGTACTGGAGATTTAGGGTCATCTACTGATGTTATAGTTAATGAATCTATTTTAGTTTTCCAACCACTAGTATTAATGCTATGATTTATTCCCTTACATAAAAATGATAAAGTATCAGGATAGGATTTAGGAAGTATTTCTGTAGTAATATAAAATTTTTCATATATTCTTAACCCAGAAAAACCATCCATATCTAAATTCATACTAAATGGAATAAAACCTTGAGTACTAGGTTTAGGAGATTCAGGACTATTTATTTGAGCCGTAAACTGTTGTACGGCTGCATTTTGAGATCTAGCTGTAGATATTACTTCTCCTGAGGGGGATTTTTTATTGGTATAAAAATCCTTAATTATATTTCCGTTCTTAAGGAGAGATTCTCTAGTTTTAATAAATGTACCTATTGGATCTTTTGATTCTGATTTTGATTGTTGGATTGCTTTTTTACTTAATTTACTAGGAGTAACACTATCAATTAAACCTACATTCCATCTAGAAAATGATGTTGAGTTTGCTAAATCAGATTCACTTCTAGATTGAGCTCCAATTGAAATCATAGTAGCAAATTGGTTAGATAAAGTAGTACTAATACCAACATTTGTTACAAATGAACCATTTTGTTGAGTTGGTTTCCAACCGTTAACATTAAATAATGTTCTATCTTCTACAGGAACTACAGTTTTAGTAGCTACTTTAGGGTCTAAAGGAACATCATCTCTAATAATTATTTGATTATTATCGTGATCATAGGTTACTGAAAATTTATTAATGCTACCTAATGATTCTTGAATTCCATAAAGTAACTGTTCTAAAAATCTTAAAAGAGGTACAGCATTATTTTGAGTACACTGTTTTAATGTAGAACCAATATAGTGAAGATTTACAGGAATATCTAATAAGTTCCCAACAAAAGGACTGCCTGTATCTCTAAATTCAGGACCAATTACTTCTTCAAAATACGTTACACCTTCAAAGGTAAAAGGAATAATACACACATTAGGATCTGCTGAAAATTGTTCGGGTTGAGTATAGCAATAAATTTCAGTATCATCAAATGTAATAATAGATTGAGGATCATTTGGTTTTTCAGTTTCACCCGTTTGTTCTCCACCATTATAAACTAAAAGATTTCCTTCAATATAGTCTAATAATCTTCTTAAAGTTATATATTGGAATGGAGCGTTTTGGCTTAATCGAGTTACTTGACCCTTAACCTCCCCACTACTACCATCAATAAGATCTCTAGTAACTAAAGGTTGAATCATTATTAAATCAGCATTAGAGCCTTCACTAGGATCTGATTCTTGATCGAGGGTACTTAAAACTTTAATAGTTGGTGATGAACTATTATTAGTAGTTTTTAATTCTGTTCCTAATTTACTAATATTTGTTTTTAACCAGTTGTATTGTTTATATAAAAACCCATTAAAATCAGTTCTATCTTTATTTGCCAATAAAACATCCGGACCTTCATCTTCTGGAGATAAACTATCTGCTGGACGTTTTAAGGTAAATTTATTCATTGTTGAAGGATATTCATCCCTATACTTTGCAAACTCTCTTACAGTAGCTGTAGCACTGGTGAAACCGCCATCACTTAGATCATCAATTTCATTCCAATATTCTCTATATTGTTTTTTATTAGAATCAGGAACTCTTCTAGTGTATGACCCTTTATCATCTTTAAGATTAAAATAATAATAAGTTGGGTTGTTTGAGGTATTGTTTTGTTTCTTTTGAGGAACATTTTCTGGGGGTTCAACTCTATTAATAGTTAGAGATTCAATAATATCCCCAGTAGATATTGCTTTTACTTCAATATCATAGGAACCATCACTATTATAATTCCAAACAAAGTTAGTGATTTTACCATAAAACCCATCATAATTTCCTTCGCTTCCTGATTCGGTTGAATTGCCTTCTTCTACTATTCTACCATCTCCACGTTCTTTAACAATGGCTTTAAGAATAGAATCTTGAGTTAAATCTCCAGAATTTCCATCTAAAAATTTATTTAATAAGTTAAATGCTTCTGTATTAAAATTAGCAGTAGTGTATTGGGGGTTTTCTGGGGTGCCTTTAAAATATGTTGTGTGTCCCCATTCTAATAATAAAGTATATCCAGGACGCATAAATAAAGCATCTATAATAGCAAATTGTTCTCTACTATATGCTTTAAGTTTAAATGATGCCTTTCTTAAAGAACCTCGGTTATATGTAGTAATATCTAAACTTTCAACACCCGGCATAGGGACTAAACCTCTTTCAGATGTTGAACCAAATCCATAAGCATTATTATTAATACTGCTATATGCTTGGTTTAAAACTCCACTTTTTTGAGTAAATGTTTGATTTCCGTCTTCTGTAGTTTCTGTAGAAGTGGTACCATTAAATAGTACATATTCTTTGGCTAACTTACCACCAACATAACTTTCACTACCTGTTAATTCTTTACTTTTTTCTTCGTCTATTTTTACAGCCGATATTGCTCTAATCCAGGCAGTATTATTAGTTTGCCATGCCAGAACATTAGCTGGTCTATTTTGTAAACCTAATAATTGCTGTCGGAGATTAACCTGATTAGCTGCCCACTTTCTAGGGTTATTTCCTATAATATTTCCCATAGTTTAAAACCTGTTTATATTTGAATAGCTTTGTAAAATAGATGTTATGTTAAGAGGAATTCGAATTTGAGTTCCTACTGGTGGGAAAATTGAGGTTGGGGGGATTAATGGGTTAGCCGCAGCTATAACCCACCATAAAGTACTATCATTATAATATTGATTAGCTAATAAATCATACCTATCTCTTTCATCTGTAATTACGTAAATGTCAGTTTCAGACAAAGGGATTGTTGGGTAAAAGTTCGTTTTATAGTAACGATTACCTTTTGGAGTTCTTAATATTTGTATGTTTGAATATCTATTAGCCATTATTTCTAAATTCCTGTAAGTGTAGCATCATCTGTAGGGATTATAAGACTACCTGAAGATGGAGAAATATCATATCCTATAAATTTAGATCCTTTTTGAGGTATAAAATTATGAATAGGAGCAAAACTAAATCCACTTACTTGTAATCCTTGAGGTAATTGAGCTATACCATCTTCTGTTGGTAAAGGATTACCGTCATTTCCTTTAGCAATTTCCCAAGGAGATTCTTCAAACCCCGCAAGAGACATTCCTTTAAGAACTCCAGGCACATCATTTAAATAATCACCTACAGTTAGATAAATTAAATTACCTCTCATAAATCCTTCTTCACTATAATCCGGGGCACAAAGCGAGGCAAGATATGTTAACTTTTCATATAGAGGCTTTTGCTCTTGTCTTGATTGAGCCATTACTCTAAATCCTAAACTAATATCTCTATTAAATCCTCCATATTTGTAGAAGCTTTCACCTCTACCTACATACTTTGTATCACTCCATTGTGCTGAATACCCATCACTAAATGAATCTATAAAAGCTCTAAATGTAATCCAAGTTCTTATAGATGGATCATCATTATTTACTACTGAGATTCTAAATTTAATAAAATCACTATTAGCTACATCGTCTGCTACTGTAGATGAGTTGTATAGAGGTTTCATTGCTAACATATCAGCTGTAGAAGTTAATTGCTTTCCAGGTTTACTTTTATCATAAACAACGTTGAAATATTCTTTACGATTTCTCCTAATAGATGAACCAATTGGAAAAGATACACCTGTTCTAAAATCTGGGAGGGTTCCTTTAAGAAGATTATTAGTACCTGTGGCAACTTGACCCATACCATAAACATCAGTTTCTCCGCCATTTAAATTTTGACCTCCTCTTATATCAGTAGGTCCTGGGAATTGTTGAGAAAAAAATGAAAGAATGTCAGGGTTAATAAAAGCTGGAATGTGGCCAAATCCTACACCGTTAGCTACTGCTTGTAGTGGTATAGTTAAAGGGTTCCATACTTGAAAAGGATCTGCTAATAAACCATTTGCTATTTGCTTAGCATTAAAAGATAAACCTACATTGGTTTTTGTGTAAAGTTTAAATAATCTCTCTACATCATCAATAGCTGCACCTACTCTTAAAAACCCCCCTCTAACAAACCAATCATTACTAGATGAAAAACCAGTGATTGATGTTGGGTCTTCGTCTTCGTTTGGTATGGAGGGTCCTAAATCTTTAAAAACAGCAAAAGCCCCTCTAGAGTTAGCTGATGAGCCACCTCCAGGGCGATCATTACCGTATCTTAAAGATTTAAGATCAGTTTTTAAGTCTATTAGAGGCATAAACTATTATTTAGGTGGGTTATCTAAATACTTAGATGGAGTAGCACCATCATCAATATCTAATTGAGACTTTTTTAAAGAATCAGGATTTAATGGGATAGTTAAGTTTGGAGCATTAACTCCTTGTTGTGGAGTTTCACCTTTAAGGCTTAACTGGGATTTGTTTAAACTGTCTACTAATGAACTCATGATTATTAATTTTAAATTGTGGTTTTGTTATAAATATTGTATTATTGCATTCTGTAATTTCCTGCTACCATAGCAGTTCCTACTTTTTGTCCATCTAATATTATGGTACCTCCTTTTTCGACAGCAGCTACTAATCTTTCAAGTAATTGAATAGTTTTACCATTATCTCCACCACCTGTTAGGTTAGTACCACCCATTACAATATCATCTTTACGGAATTTTTGAACTGTCCCGTTTTGCATTATAAAATCTTCGGCAACATCATTTCCTCCTAAAGCTTTTGCTAGTGGGGGTGCTAATGCTTTTTGGATTGCTGGGATAGAACCTATATAATCTCCAATTAACCCCCCGGCAATACCACCTAAAACAGTTCCAGGACCAGGTAATACAGATCCTAAAACAGATCCTAAAGCCCCACCTATTATACTAGCACCTAGTGGGATAATTTGTTGTGCCTTTTCAAGATTTGTACCTTTACCCGCTAAAATTGATGCTAATGATCCAACATTAATTATAGCACCAATTAAACCACCTTTAACAGCTTTGCCTACAAATTTACCGGCTTTACCAATTAAACCTGATTTTAATGCTTTCATTGGGTTTACTTTACTTGCTACAGATTTTACACCTTGGACCCCTTTCGATACAGTTTTACCTATACTAGAATTAGCTATTGATTTACCTATATTAGATATACCTTTTTTCATACGGCTAAAAATACTACCTGAAGATTTAGGGGCTTTAGTAAATTTACCAGTTGATGGGTCTCTATATCTTTTTGATTTTGGGTCGAATTTAGGTTTTGTTCCTTGATTCTTTTTAAAAAGATTTTTTATGGGGTCAGTAATAGAATCCGCGGCACCTGCTAATCGTACATAAAGAGCATTTGATGCTGATGATCCATCATTTTTCAAACCAAACATACTCATTAAACCTTTAGCACCTTTAATTACTAAGGCACCTCCAGCAACCCAACCCATAGCTTTCATTAACCATGGATGTTCTTTAACAAAGTTTGAAATTGATGTAGCTGCAGATTTAATTCCGTCAGCGAATTTTTGTGCTCTATCGGGAAGGGAATCTAAAAATGCTGTTCCTGCTGGGCCTGTAGCCCATTCTACCATAGGTTGAAGGACATTATCATTAATTAGATTCGATACTATAGATTGAATTTTAGTCCAAATTTCTTGAAGTTTAGTTACTAGAGGTTCTAATGACTTATAATACTTCATATTTGCCTCTTGGCTAGCTCTTTCAATATTTGCGTGTTTTTCAGCTAATGAAACTTGAGATGACATAGCAGCTATACCATCTTGCTGACCTTCTACTAAATCACCATTAATAGACTTACTACCTTCTTGGGCATCTAACATACCCGCTAATTCACCTCTAGATAATCCAACAGATTTAGCAAATGCTTCTTGTTGAATTACGTTCATATTTTGGAATTCCTCAATAGAACCTAACTGGTTGATAATTTCATCCTGTAAAGCTGCTGTATCTCCACGTAAAGCTGCTTCTCTTGCTTTTTCAAGATTTAATTGTTTACCTGTAAGTAATTCAGCCTCCATTTCGGCTGCAATAGAATCTTCAAAGTTAAGTAGACTTCGACCTATGTCTTCCATCTTACTCATTTCAATACCTAAAGATTTTGCTTTCGCTACAGATTCTACTAGGAGTTTTGGTTGGTCTCTAAATTGAAGTCTAATAGTACTAGAAACATTTGCAACATCATTTAATAAATTCTTTTGACTAAATGCATATTTGTTAGTCTTAATTGTATCCAATGATACTTGGGCCATATTTTTAACTAATGTCCCAGCATCTTGTCCTGATAGTTTGGCGAATTTTTGGAATTTAGCTAAACTTTCAGCAGATACACCTGCAAGTGTATTTAATTTAACAAAGGTCTTTACAGTGTTTGCTGTTAACTTTTCTGTTGAACCCATTGCTTGGTAAATAGAACTAATAGATTCCTTACCTGCTGCTATTGTGGGTCCAAACTTAGCACCTGCTGCTGCTAGTTGGTTAGCTGCTCCTTGAGCTAAACCTAAGGTTCGAGATATGTTTACATTTTCTTCACTTATTCGTACTGCAGCTTGTTTACCTTCTTCATATTTCTTTTTTAAGAAACCAAAAGCAGATGTTGCCCCTTTTATGGCCATTGTAGCTAAAATAAGTGGGTCTGTAAGATTTCTTAGAATTTCTTTACCTATTACTTTAAAGGCAGAGCCCATGGCTTTAACTTTAGTTAATAAACCACCAGCTTTTTTACCACCGTCTGTAAGACGTGATGCTGTGCTTTTTGCGGCCTCACTAGCATCTTCAAATACGGTAGCCATGTCACCCATTCCTATCTTATTTAAAAACCCTTGAATACCTTTTAAAGCAACACCTGTAAGACCTGTAGCTCTTTCAATATTTCTTTGTTGCTTGGCCATTAAGTTAATAGTATCCAGTTGTCTGTGGTAGGCTGAAGTATTATCTTTAATTTGACCTTCTATTTCGTTTAGAGTATCTAATTCATCTTGTGTAGCCGAGCCAGCTGCTTTTTTAGCTGCTAGCATTTTATAACTTAATTGAAGATTTTCAAATTCAATTTTAGTTTTATTAGCTAAAGACCTTAAATCTTTTGAAGAAAGTTCATTTATCCCTTTTTGAGATAGTCTAACCTTATCAGAAATATCTCTTAATTTATTAAGAGAACCAATTCCTAATTTTTGGGCTTGGTTTGTTTTTGTAACTTCTTCTAAAACATTTCTCCACTGTGTTGATAAACCTTCTACAGATTCATCTAAATCATTTACAATTTCACGGATGCTTTCTAATTCATCCTTAACAGCCATTACTTGGGAAGAATCAGCATCAATTTTAAGGGGAGATTTATTTACCTCCGCACGGAGACGATTAAGTTCCGCAAGATCTTTATTGAATTGTTTTAAATCTGCTCCAGTTAATTTGGCCATAATGACATATAGTTATATGCTATAAATATTAAAAGGCATCATTTCTTTGATGCCTTTGTAACATAGCTAGGAACATTAACTTCTTTTTTAGCTACTGCACCTGCTGCCCTCATATTTGCTATAGATTCATCTACTGTACTTTCTTGGGAAGATTGATTTTCTTCTTTATAATGGTTTGCTATGGCATTCCATGTAAACTTTCTAAGCCAGATAGGCATGTTATAGATAGTTTCCCAATCATACCCTCCCTTACCATGAAATACAATTTCGTGAATTTGAGTAAATATACTATTTCTAAAAATTAATGCTTCTTTAGGCGTCAGGGAAAAAAAAGTTGACTCCAATGGGCACCTCCACTTCCCTGTCTTCTCCATCAATCAATAAAGTAACATTTAAATTAATATCGGGTTGAATTTTTTGGAGGTATTCTCTTAATGCTCTAGAATCACGGGCAAGTAAATAATTATCTACAAAATCTCTAATAGTTTTAGATGACGAATCCCCTTCAACTGAAGTAATAAGGTATTTCATTCTAGTAGATAAATCTGCAGAGTTTAGTTTATTAATCTTTTTAAGACCTTTAATTTCACTATCAATTTTTTTCTCAAGATGACCATCTAACAATCTAAAAGTAATGTTAGTGCCTGAATGGGGTAGTGTAAATGGAAATTCGTTTTGACCTCGGGTAAATAAACTTTCATCAATTTCTTTGTTTTCAAGTTCTGTTAAATCAACTACATGATTTTCACCCATATATTCAAACTCATAATCTTTACCATATCCTAAAATACGAGAAGCAATCATAATAGCATTTTTATCACCAACCAATAAATCATCATAATTTACTTTAGTAATAATAAGTGACTGGAGCAGTTTATCTAGTACAGTTCCATTAGCAATAAAGTTTTGGTTAGTAAGAATGTCTTCTTCTCTAGCCGTCATATACTTCATTTCGATTTTACCACTTGAAAGAGCATGCCCTTCAGGATAAAGTAAACCCTTTGAAGGTAAATCAATAGTCTCTGTTGGGAACTTGTGTTTAACAGGTTCTGCTACTTGGGGAGCAGGAACTTGAGGTGTTTCGTTTTCCATAATTTTTATTTAAAATAACTTTATTTATCGTGTATACATATTAAAATAAGAAAGAGCTTGACCGAAGCCAAGCTCTCCTTAAAGAAATCGCAAAATTTTTCTTAGTAATTTAACACACAGTAATCCATACCGATAGTAACTGTCAAGTTTTGAGCAGCTGCTTCGTTGTCCCAGTTGTATTCACCAAATTCAGCAGCTTTAACAAAAGCACCTTTGATAATCCATTCTGAAACGATATCACCAACAGGACCTAAAATATCGATAGTTAAATCTTTTTTATAGAAATCTGAATAACCATCTCTACCTGTTACAGACTCGTGGTGTAGACGAACCCATTCCATTACTGCTTGAGCTCCAGAAGGTGTAATTGGATCGAACATTGTCATTGTTAAGTCGTTCCATTTTAATTTACCCTTAACTTTTCTATAAGTGTTGATATGGTTAAGGACAATTTCTTCCTGCGAGAAGCCGACCGATGAAATAGCTTTAATTGTATACGCTGGGATACCGTCTACATACATGATAAATCTATTCTGTACTTTCGGTTCAAAAGCTGTGAAGAAAATTTCGTTGGGATCTAATACTGCCATTTTGCTATATATTATTTTATTTTATTATAAATATTCAATTCTTTAGTTTTTATGCTGGGAAAGTAGCTCCAGTTGGCAATACATTGAAATCTAAGTAAATGAATTCAGCTGTTTTTGTTGGTTGTAGATAAATCTGACCAATCAACTGATTTCTATCAATTACATCTGCTGTATTGTTTGAGGCATCCATAATCACCTTAAACGCATAAAGACCTTGTCTTTGTTGTACTGATTCTAAGTAAGGATTTACTTGGCTTAAGAAAGCATTTCTAGTAGCAATTGTGTTTTGTTCAAACACTAAATTATCAGCAACTTGTGAAATGTAAGACTTAAGTTGAATCAATAATCTTCTAACATTTACTCTGTCTAAAGCAGAAGCTTTAGTTTGTAATGTTTTCTGTCCAAATACTACAACTCCTGATCCAGGGAATGAAGCGATTGGGTTAACTTTACCTTGGTATAAAGTATCTCTTTCTGATTGAGATAATTTTCTTTCAGGGCGAACTACTGTAGCTAAACCACCTCTATTCAAACCTGCAGGAGCGAACCATGCTTCACCTACTCTATCGTTATAAGCATAAACTCCAGGAATCATTGTTGAAGCTGGAACCCATACTAATTCTCCAGTTTCTGGACTAGTAGTTTGTAACCACGGAGCGTAACAAGCAGCGTAGCTTGAATTGTATGATGATGCTTCAGCAGTCATACCATTAAGTGTAGCTCCGTAAGCTGATGGGTCTACAATTGCGATTGCATCACCTCTTTCCTGTACCATATTAATTAATGAAGTAACAGTTGTTGGTGTGTTTTCAATTGTTAAACCTGGGGCTGTGATTGCATTAAAGATGTATTCATCTTGGTTTGCAAGAAGAGCAATTGAAGTTGTATAATTAGTATTATTTAAACCTTGAATATTAGTTGCTGAATTAATATTTTCATTAAATGCAGCACCTGCAGTTTCGAAATATACTTGACCAGTTGCGCCATCAAATGAACCACTTGCTACTGCTGGGAGTGATGCTGTGTACTCAGATTTAAAATTACCATTATTATCAAAATAGTTTGGTGTTTTAGCGTTTACAGATGAAACATAAACGTATCTTGATCTATTAGGATAAGTACCATTTGTTTGAACATATGGTGTAGTATCTGAAGTGTTAATGGTTTGGTAAATATCACCAATTACCTTTGAAATGTAATTTGGAGCTGTTGGATCTAATGAAAGGTTAGTATATGATTCTAAGACAGTTTTTTGTTCACTATTGTCATTACCTTGTCTAAGTAATAATGTAAATGTACCTGAAGAAGTACTAAATCCTGATACTTCCCATCTTAAGTTATCAGCTGAACCTGAAACTAAGGCTCCATCAACTTCTGAACCTGAACTATTCATAATAGTACCTTGTCCAAATGTTTTCAATGCAAATGAGGTTGCTACTGCTACCCCACTACCTGAAATGTTGGTTGAAGTTGCACTCGTAAATGATCCTGATACAATTCTTGTTACTAATAACGTAGTACCACCATTTTGAAAATAGTTGTAAGCTGAGGTTGAAGTCAAGAAGCTTTGGGGCACACTTGCACTCATAAAGGTAGTACCAAATAAATTTGCGTACTGACTATATGAAGTTACTAATGTAGGAATGCCAACAGGTCCTTTAACTGTTGGTCCGATTATTGCGGCGCCAGCTTGAATAGGTTGTGCTGTAATTGCCGAAAGATCATTCTCTCTAGCTAATACACCTGGTGATAATAATGTTTCTGCCATTGTGTTTTGGATTAAAAATATGTTTTATTATAAATATTGTATCTTTCCTCAAAAATTAATCTGGAGTTACAACTTTGCCTAGATCTAAAAAAATTTGACCATCTCCATATTTTTTACTAAGATGTTCTCCTATTTCTTTTTCTATAGATTTTAATTTTTGAAACTGATTATCAAGATTTGTTTTAACTAATTTAAGAGTTTGGATTTGCATTTCAACTTCACCAAATTTTTTAGTTAATTCTTTTGTTTTTTCTTGAAGATCTTTTAAAGCTTGTATCTCTTCAGATGTTAAATTTTGTTCCATGATACATATTCATTTTTTTATTAAAAATGTAAAACATTTTTTAAGGGTATTAACACCATATCTGGGGTGATAGATTTAGTACATTCATATTGGCGTGGTGTATCTTTATGGTCAGGGCACCATTCCCAATCACCAGGATTTAACCATTCTCTATTAAAACACCCAGTACATAATCCTTTAGGAGTAGTAACACGTTGACAATCCTCAAATTCAGTGTAATCATCACTAAATCCTGAGATTAAAATAACAGGTGTTCCTATTGTCCATGCTAACCAACTTAATCCACTACCAACACCAATAAAAGCTTCGGCATGTTTAATTTGATTCATTCGAACTTCAATAGGTTTATTACCGGTTTCATTAATTACATTTTGAAGTGTTCCTCCTAATTTTGAATCGTGCCATTCATCATTTAAAGGTTCATGTGTAATCATCATTACTTTATAACCATTGTCATTTAAAGTATCAATTACTTTTTGCCAACCACCCGGATAATTCCAATATTTGGCGTGAGCCGAAGCATGTGGGGCTATTACAACATATTTTTCATCTATAGGACGACCTGTATCTTTAAAATTAATTTTAGGTTTTAATTCTTTATGTTCTAATCCTAAAATATCGGTTGAAGTTGCTTGAAGAGGAAGTGACTTAAAATCACGAGGTACTCTTTGAGGGTTAAATGTTTTGTCATCATTATAAAACCAACCTAAACCATACATGGCGTATAAATCAGGGACAGAGTTTCCTGGGGTAACAAATTCTAATTCTGGGTATTGTTCTCTGAACCATTCATTTTTAAAGGTTGATACTACAACATGGCAATCCCATTTTTTTCTAAATTCCTCTACATAAGGGAACCAGGCTAAAGTATCACCAATGGCGTTTGAATCTAAATGGATATAAACACGTTTACCTTTAGGATTAAAATCATGTTCAAACACTAATTCATTAGTTTCTTTTTCATAAACCTTAACATTCCAATCAATAAAATATTTAATATTAGTACGAGTCCACATATTATTACCAATAGCAGTATCGTGGATAATTTTCCCAGTATTTCTATCAGTCATTAAAACTTTATACTCTTTTTTCTGATTGCCTAGAATTTCTAAAAATGCCCCCTCAATAAAATTAATATTATAGTTATTGTTAGGAGCTTTAACTGGGGTTCTAAGATTTACTAATGTGTTGTATTCGTGTATTAATTCTTGTTTCATAACACTTGATTATAAATTTCCATTAATTTAATAGTTCTATTTTCCCAACTAAGATCTTTACCTGTTTGAATTGCATCTTTTACATATCTATCCCAATTATTCATAATATCTTTTAAACCATCATTCATACGGAAAATATTACGTGGAGCTCTCCACATCCCATAAAAATCAGTTTCCATTTCAATCCAACCAATAACAGGCAAACCACAAGCAGCTGCTTCTAGTAATGTAAGATTTGGGTGTCCTGCTTCTAGTTCTGAAGGGTGGATAAAAATATCGTGGGAATGATAAATTTGACGTAGTTGGGTATTTGAAGGTTCCCAAATAAAATCAAGTTTAGGATAATTTAATATCCATAAATTTTCATTAACCCAATTTTCATTATTTTTAGGACCTACAATTGTAATAGGTAAATTATTCATCATAGCTAAACCTACACCATATGAAAATCCTTTTCTGTCATACCCATTTTTACCCCCCATACCATTATTGGCTAACATAAGCAATTTTGGCTCTTTTGGTTTAGATTTAAAGGGTAAAGGGAAAAAATTATTAGTATTAACCCCATGAGAAAAATAAATACATTTAGGATGATCAAAATAATCAACTAACCATCTAGCAGGCATTAGTGAAATTAAAGAACCATCAATTGCTTCTAAATTTTCTTTATAAACAGAAGATTCTTTTCCATAATACATTACATGATGATCATGTAATTGGTATATGTAAGGAATTCCTCTATTTTTTAAATCAATAGCTAAATTTGCTACATGGCAGTGAACAATATCAAATTCCCCAGGTTGGATACGTCCCCCTAATTTATGGGATGAATCATGACCTAGTTTTCTTTGATTAACTTCAAATTCCCAAATAATTTTTTCAATTGCTCCCCAATTTTTGGGTGGAATATCTAAACCACAAGCTGGATCTACGTGTACTATTTTCATTTTGTTGTGTATATTTCTGGACTGTTTTCATCCATTCCTTTAAATTCTTGTTCAATAATACTAAATCCTGGAAGGTGTTTAGTGTAAATTTTTTCTGCTGTTCCTACACTTAAATTAGCAACATTACACACCCACATATCAAAAGCATCCCAAGGAGTATTTCTAATTTTATCTTGGATATAATCTATTTTATCATTATTAATTAGATAAGATTGAGCAGGAATAAATGGGGTTACGTTTGTGTAAATATCTTCAATTTTAGGTCCGTTTAAGTTACGATTTTTAAATGGATTTCCAAATCCAATTATATCTTGATCATTTTCTCTTGCCAATCTGCTAAAACGATCTAATGATTGTCTTAATTCACTGAATGGAGAATCTACGACCACATCACCTTCAAAAATTAAAATATAATCATAATCCTTATTATCTTCAGCTAAAAGCGCATTTGTGTGAGCTAGATAACAACCATAATGGCCCGGGGCTAACTTATAATAGCCAGGGACTTCTTGAACATCTTCAGGTCGATTACAAGTATCTACTGGGGGGAGTTCAGTCCAAATTTTATTTATACGTTGTTCATACTCGATACCTGTTAACTCACAAAATTCCTTAACACTCTCTATAGAACGAATTTCTTTTTCATTTGTATCAGGTTCTGTAACTAGATGCATTAATTTGATTTTAGGTTTACTTTCAAATTTAGACCTATCACCATACCATTCAAAAAGACCATTTTTAGATATTTGGTTTTCTCTGTAATTATCATCAACTATTACAGTTTTAGAATCTAGTTGAATATTGGTAGCTAAATCATAAGTATCCCAAGTAACATTAAACACATCACCTTTAGAGAATTTTACAATATCATAAACATGGAATTTACTAGTAATTTCAAACTCAGCCTCATTAACGATATTTCCATTTTTTTCTAGAGTATACTTTAA